CTATCTATTGGCAGTAATTCACTTCTTCCGTTCCATGACTAAGATGTTCTACGGGCAAGATTCTAATCCTAAAAATGGTACTCCTCCTCCCCTATGCTACATGTTTGGTATGGGCGGATATCAGTTTGCAGCGCATCCCCTAGCAATTCAAGGTTTCTCATATACACTACCTGATGACGTAGACTATATCAAAACAACAAGTGCAAGTCCAGCTGGCACGCCTAAACCATCAAAATATACTGCTAGCGACAATAGATTAGCAGGATCGGGTGTAGGCAAAGGCGGCAAAGGTCCGGGCCCTAATTTTAGTACTAGCCCCGGAAACGACACAGTTACCTGGGTTCCTACTAGAATTCAGATGTCTATCACTTGTGTACCGATAATGAGCAGAAATTCAGTATCGAATAGATTCAGTCTACGTGATTATGCATCTGGTGCATTACTCAATGGCACTAGAGTTCCTGGCGGAGGTATGTGGTAATGTCAAATCAAAGTTTATACGGACCAGCTAGTCCATACTATAGCACTAATATAGTAGAAAATAAATTCTTAGATGTAATGATAGCCCGTCCCATACCACAAAATCCTAGCGATGTATATATGGTGCTACAGGAAACTTATCAGTATCGACCTGACCTATTAGCATTCGACTTATACAACGATGCTAGATTGTGGTGGGTATTTGCTGCACGAAATCCTAATAGATTAGGACCTGATCCTTACTTTGACTTTAAAGCAGGTGTCGGAATTTATGTACCTACTCAAACAGCGTTGAACACTGCATTGGGGCTATAAAATGTCGTCTATTCAAAATCTTACCCTTGCTCGAGGCATAGTATTAGACACAAATGGACAAAAAATCAAGGTAATAGTCGATGGCTACACCTATGGTCCGGCATATGATCTAGCAGCAATTCAAGAACGTATGCAGAAGGCAATTACTCAATACGACGAGCTTTACATAGCAGCAGAGCGAGCCAAGGCAAACCCTGATACTGCACTAATCGCTTCTGCCATCAAGACGCAGGAACGTCTTAAGCGGGCAATCTCATTACTAAATCCAAACGGCCCTGCTGACCAAGCTATTAAAGCAGATAATGCAGCAGAAGCAGCCGCAAGAAAGGCTAGAGGAGAAGCAGATCCGCCGCCACCCCCGCCTCCCCCAACCCCGCCACCGCCCGCACCTACTCCGCCCCCTTCGCCAACAGCAAATGCAGCAGTTGTAACATCAAATGCAGCGCCAACTACTAGTACCGGTACAGCCACTAAAGCTCCCTTAACTGGAGCAGCAAGCGATGACAGTGGTGCCAAGCAAGCTAACCCAGCTGGCTCAACTGGCGCGCCTCCTTCTACTCCACCAGGTAGTGCAACCGGCACTGCGGCACCCCCGGCTGGCTCAGGTTCTCAGGCTAGTGCAGACAGCACTTCACCTTCTTTACGGACAGAAGTATCAAAGACTCAACCACCGGGCAAAAGATTAAAGAACCCCTTGGGTTATTGCTCTAGTTACACGTATCAGCTAAGTCTTTACATGATTACTCCAGATGGGTATGATGCATTTATTCAATCCGGTAGAAAAACAGTCAATGCTCTTAATGTTGCGGCAGCAGGCGGCGGATATAAAAATTCGGGCGGCGCGTTTTTAGTAGCACAAAGCGGCGGCATTAACAATACACAAGAAAATCGTGCTCCGGGATTTTCATTTGACTATGCTATGGACAACCTATCATTTAGAACATCAACTAATGGTAAAGATAACCAGAGTAACACTAACACAACTGAAATTAAATTCAACATTACTGAACCATATGGATTTTCTTTTGTTAATAATTTAAAAAAAGCACAGGATGCACTAAAAAAATATTCCGGTGACAAGGTACTGTTGCCCGGCAATCCGTCAAAGCAATTTTTTATTTTAGGAATAAGATTTTTCGGGTATGACGAGGTTGGAAACATAATGACGGGATCAGAGGTGTTTGACGGACAGACGCTGGATCCAACTGCTTCGGGAAGTGGTGCTCTGTTTGAACGATATTATGATATTGTTATAACCTCACTAAAGTTTAAGATTGACGGTAATGCAGTAGTGTATTCAATTGAAGCAGCATCTACTCCGCCGAAGGCAACTATGACTACTAAGCGCGGCTCAGTAGACGATAAGATTGCGTTTTCGGCATCAACCGTCGGCGAAGCTTTTACTAAATTTGTAGCATCACTAAACAAACGACAACAAGATTTAGCATCTAAGACCAAAGAACCAAATTTATATAACAAATATAATATAGTATTCGTTGGCGATGCTGAATCAGTCATCGGTAAATCGAAAACAGTTTCTCCTGCCGACTTGGATAAGTATAAGTGGCCAGGATCAGGGGCAAAAACAACGTCACAATCAAATGAGTTGACAGCCACTAAAAGTAATACACCTAATAATACTGCGAGAGAAATAACAATTGATACTGGAAAAATGATACCTGCCGCTATCAATGATATCATTGTTTCTAGTCAATTTCTCGAACAAGGATTGCAAACAGTTTATTCTACTGCACTAGAACCACCTAAGGATAAAAAAATTGTACCTCAGGTTGATCAAGGCACTAAAAAACTTCTTAAGTGGTATAATTGTAGTTCACAAATATCTAACGCTAGATGGAATGGGGCAATCAGTGACTGGGTGTATGACATTGATTATATTATTCAAACGTATGAAACTCCAGTAATTGATAGTGCGTACAAGAACGTTACCACTGCATATTATGGACCTCATAAAAGATATGATTACTGGTATACTGGTAAAAATTCTGAAATATTATCTTACGTTCAAGAATTAAACAACACTTACTTTACTGTTGCAATTAGTCCTCCCAATGAACAAGGTGACGTAACAGTTCTTGACAGTGCAGCTAAAGAAAATGCTGATGCCTCAACGGCAACAACTGACAGCGGGGCCCCAGCGGTAAAAACAGGCGGTAATCAGACTCAGGGTACTACCGAAAATACACTTGGTGCAGGCAAAGAAGCACAAAACAGTTACATAACTTCACTACATGATCCGTCTTCACAGGCCTATGCTAAGTTGACTATTTTAGGTGACCCGGATTTCATTATGTATGACTCAAGTGTGGTTGTAACTGGGGGGAAAACACAATCAGTTAACGAATCACAAATATATAATAAATTCTACGGTTCTGATGGATACACCGTAAATCCAAATGGTGGACAAGTCTTTATCGAAGTTGATTTCAAAGAAGCAGTTGACTATTCAGATGAAGGTGTTAACAACGGTCCTATAACAGGCCAACCCGGAACACTTTCTATTAACGAGAGCATTTTGTTTTGGGAATATCCAGAAGATATCGCAAAATTGGTCAAGGGCGTTAGTTATATGATTGTTGCTGTAACCAGCACATTTTCTGGCGGCTCATTTAAACAAACACTGGAGTGTGCGATCAACACGTTTAATAAAAAGCCTAAAACTGACAGCGCCGGCGGCAGAGAACCAAACAGTAGTCAGACCGGACAAGCTGCTGGAACAAATCCTGCATCTGGTACAAATGTGGCGTCGGGATCACCAGCCGGCGGTCCTAACACAACAGTGGCCGACTCAGGTTTAAAACCGGACAGTCCTGCTAAATTACCAGTGATGACAGTTACCGATCCCGGACCACTAGTAGTTTCGGCCAACTCCGATGCATTGATAGCAGAAATACTTGCTAGTACGCCGTCTGGGTTAGTAGTAGATGATGACGCTAGTAGCACTGCCAGCGCCGCACCGGTAAGTAGACAAGCTGATATTAACGCTGCACAACAAAGAGAGCTAGCACCTGCGTTTTCATTGAATAATACGCAGCTTGGTCAGCCAGGACGATTTAATTCAGGGTTTGGTCCGCCACCGTTTGACCCATTCCCAACTGATTTCCCATTAACGTAAGAGAGATAATATGCCAACTGAGGTAATTAAAACAACAGGTAGTACTAAAGAAAGTAAACCAGGCGCCAATGGCGGTAATAACAAAACTGTTCCATTAATTGGGATAGTTAAAGATAATATTGACCCTACTCGCTCTGGAAGAATCAAAGTATTACTCGCAGATAAAGGTATTCCTACAGATAGTGATAGTTCAGGAAATTGGGTGTCTGTTAGCTATCTCAGTAACTTTTTTGGTATGGTTAAACCCACAGCGGGACAAACTGGCTTAGGTGACTATGTTGCAAACCCAAGCAGTTACGGTGAATGGCATGCTCCTCCCGATATCGGTACAAAGGTAATTTGTATATTTGTCAACGGCGACCCCAACTATGGTTTCTACATTGGTTGTATTCCAGAAGCAGATGCCCTACAGATGGTGCCAGCAATTGGTTCAAGTGACAATATTGTTACTAATGCAGGTGAAGCAAATAGTTACGGCGGTGCAACTAGATTGCCTGTCACGAATATCAATACCAATGATAAAAGTGTATCGGACAGCAACAAATATCTAGACACTGCAAGACCAGTTCATAGCTACACAGCAAGTATCATGAGCCAACAAGGAATCATTCGTGACCCTATTCGCGGCCCTATTAGTTCAAGTGCAAGTCGTGAAACAGCTAGCCGAGTGGGCTGGGGTGTATCTACTCCCGGTAGACCTATCTACGAGGGCGGCTTTGATGATTCTTCTCTTGCGTCAAATTTGGAGCCTGCGGGCGGGCTTGAAACTGCAACAAGGCTAAAAGTTATTGCTCGTAGAGGCGGACACAGCTTCGTTATGGATGACGGTGACGTTATCGGGCGTGACCAGTTAATTCGTATTCGTACAGCATTAGGTCATCAAATCTTAATGAGCGATGATGGTCAAACGTTAATGATTCTTCACTCAAACGGACAATCATATATTGAGTTGGGTAAGGAGGGTACGATTGATATGTACTCTACCAACTCAGTAAACATTAGAACACAGGGAGATTTAAATCTTCACGCTGACCAAAATGTTAACATTCATGCTATGGAGAATCTAAATCTTCAGGGTAAAAACATCCAAACTAACTCAGAAGAAGATACTAAGATTCGATCCGGTAAAGATATTCAGGCATTTTCTATTGGTAATTATTTAGGAAAAGCGGGCGGCGCCGTTGCATTTCAAGCGGGCGGCGAAGCTTCGTTAGTTGCTGGTGGTATTGCATATGTTAATGGTAGCAAAGTAAATCTTAACTCAGGTGGCCCAGGTACTAGTCCACAAGATGTTGCTGTCATTCCAATCATCGCACAGACTGATACATTGTTTGATGAAGAAAAAGGATTTATCGCAGCGCCAGCAAAACTATTAACTATTGCGTCTCGTGCTCCGGCACACGCACCATGGTCAAACGCAGGTCAAGGGGTTGATGTCAAGACTACTCTTAACGCAAGTGATTCACTTCCGGCAGCACCTTCTGCGGCTGTAGAACAGACAACTACGGCAGCAGCAACTAACGCTACTCCCCCTGCTATTGCGACAGCAGCGTCAGTGCCAGCTACTACTCCATCAGTTTCGAAAGCAATGGGTCCTGGACCAACTAATGCAGCGATTGCAGGTGTTGCCACTACGGCTGCGCAAGGCGCTGCTGCGGCAGCAACTACTCAAGGTGCTGCGGTTGTTTCGGCATCCGGCGTAACTACGTCAGTAACCTCTTCTTCATCAACTACTACTACCACAGCTAACGGAGTAACGACAACAACTAAAACATCGTCTTCCGAATCTGCAACGGTAGCAGTAGGTTCATTTGCGATGACACCAAAACAGATGGAACAAGCCGGAGTACTCAAGCCCGGTGCATCTACGTTGATTAATGGTATCGCTACACAAGCAAACGATATCATTAAGGTGACTGCAACCGGCCTAAATGCTGCTACATCTATCATTGATAAAGCATTGCCTTCAACATTGTTCACTGCTATACCGGGCGCCGAAAATCTTACATCATTCGTAAAAAATACTTCTGCACAAGCGCAAGGAATGGCGACTACAATGCAGAAAGCACAAACAGCTCTCACGAACAGCGGAGTACTGACCGGAAATGAATCTGCGGGCACAACTGCTGGTTTAGTCACAGCCGCTGCTACAGTAGGACCAAAAGAAACTATTGCTGCAATCTCTCAGGTTGCCGGAAAAGCAAGTAGCACATTGAGCAGCGTATCAGGCGCAGTCAGTGGACTAGTGGGTTCAGCCGCAGGTCAAGCATTGAATCAAGTATCAGGTGCATTGAATCAAGTGTCTGGAGCTATCAATACTGCTAACAAAATAGCTGGTGCTGTAGGCGGCGCAACAAATGCACTTAAAGCAATTGGCGCTGGAACAGCAGCAGCAGGACTCGCTGATAAGTTAGGTGGTTTGGGAGGACTCTCAAGTGCGTTGAACGCCATGAAGAATGCAGGCGGACCTGCTGGTCTAACTGGAATTCAAGACGCAGCAAAGGGCATTGCTACTAATGCGTTCAACTCAATTAAGGATTCATTCAAGGCATTCAAGCCCGGCGTACCGCAGAATCTTACTGCGATTGCCAAAGAAGCAGCAGCCAAAGCACAGGCAGAAGCTGGTCAACTTTCACAACTTAGTGCAACATTGACTACAGCTTCTAAGGGACTTACTGAGGGGCTATCAAACGTTGGTAAAGCGGCTGGGCAGCTAACCAACGCTATTGGCGGGGTGACCGGCGCACTTAGTGGTGCTTCAGCCGCATTGAAAAATGTCGGTGGCTCGTTAAGTACTCTAGCTGATAATGCGAAAAGTATATCCAACACTGTAAACACTGCGACCGCATCCGTATCCGGTGCCTTAGGTGCAGTATCGTCATTAACCGGTTCAATCAAGTCAACTACATCTTCGTTAAGTTCGATTACAAGTTCAATGCAAAATACTGTTGCTGGCGTCAGTGGAGCCGTCTCAGCAGTTAACGGTTCACTCGGACAATTAACTAATAAAATTAGTGGCTCGGTTGGTTCATTTGCTAACACTCTAAACTCCGTATCTACTGCTGCAACATCTATTACTAGCACCGCTAATAAGATTACTGGGGCAATTGATAATGTAAGTAGTCTTGCTGGCGCTGGTCCAGCTCTAAGAGCAGGCGGCACGGCTGCATTATCTACTGCCGCATCAACTGTTGCTAAAGGCGCGTCTGCCGCAGTGTCATCTCAAGTAGCATCTGGTATTAGTAATTTAGCAGGTGGTATTAAGTCAGTAACCTCAGTGCTTGATAAGGCGAACGGAGCAGTGAACAGCATTCCGGGTGCAGGCAGTCTTACTGGACTTATTAAGGATGCACAGACATCAGTAATGAGTGGTCTGCAAAGTGCAGAAAAACTTGCAAACGATATCGGTGGACAATTAGATAATCTAACTGCACTTGTTTCTAAAGGCTTGCCAGCAGGCGCGGCCGCAGAACTAGCATCATCGGTGTCAGCACTTAGTGCCGGCGGCGCTGCTGCAATCAAGCTTCCGGCGGTAGGATTTAATACCACTGATAGAGGTTCTATTACCTCACAGATTAAAAATGTTCTTGGCAATCCTAAAATTCCGGTACCAAATCTACTAGGTGAAATTACTCAGGATGTTAAGGATCAAGCACAGAAACTACTTGATGTTGGTAAAAAATATCAGCAGCTTCAAGATAAACTTGCTGAATTTGATAAAAAGATTTTTGAAAAATCAAAAGCATATAATGAAGCAGAACTAAATCTCCCTGCAGGAGATCCTGCAATTGAAAAAGCACTTGCTGAATTTGATAAGGCAACAACTGATCCTGAATACGCTAAACTGTTAGATGACATCATTAATTTAGATAATATTAATAATGTTGCTGGAGATATTCTTGCTGGTGCCGGAGAGACTGCTAGTGGAATCGCTAACGCAGCATCAAGCTTAACGTCTGGACTATCTGAGTTAACAGGGTCATTGACCGGCGCGGTAGGAGGGATATCTAGAGGAGCATCTTCACTTAGTGGTTCACTGACTTCTTTAACTAAAGCAGCAACATCGGTATCATCTACCGCTTCCTCAGTAAATTCAACTATCAAATCAGTTACGAACTCAATTACTACAGTAACCTCTAGTGCTACGCAAATAACGGCTACTGCTAAAACAGCATTGTCCTCAGTTACTGGATCTGGTGCAACTGCAATTGAAGGTATACAAACAAAAATAAATACAAGTAAAGCAGAGTTGAATAATACAATTGCGGGTATTATAGGACCTTCAGGAAATGGATAAGGAATAATTAATGGCACAGTATGTAGGGTTTAGTACCAAAGACGCTTGTAAGCCAAAAACTACTAATGCAGTAGGCGGAATCGACAATGGCGCAGGCGGCATTCGGCAACCTATTATTTGGGGAAAGAAGTATAGATTGACTGATACCCAATTAGTGATGCAAGATTTCTTAAATGCCCTTAATATTCCTTTAGGTAGTAAAGTAGGACAACCGGGATATGGAACTAAAGTTTGGAGCTTTATATTTGAACCAAACACCGCAGATGTGCAGTTCCAACTAGAAAATGAGATCTTTAGAGTTGCCGCAACAGACCCCAGAATTATTCTTAATTCAGTTAAAGCATTTCCTAAAGAAAACGGTATCTTATTAGAAGTTGAACTTGCAATTAACCCGTTCAATCAAGCAGAACTTGTTAGTGTATTCTTTAACAGAGCAACTACTACCGCTACATTCATTTAACAAAACCTGCTCTTTTCCTAATGATAAATACATGAAAAGAGTATTAATCTATGGCAACAAGTTCAAGACAATCTGCGTTGTTTGGCCTCAACGACTGGAAAACTATATACCAGACGTTCCGTGAAGCCGACTTTAGAAGTTATGATTATGAAACCCTACGCAAGAGTTTCATCGATTACCTTCGTGTATATTATCCTGAAACTTTCAATGACTATACTGAGTCAAGTGAATTCATTGCGTTGCTTGATGTTATTGCATTTATGGGTCAGGGTCTTGCATTCCGCGGCGACTTGAATGCTCGTGAGAACTTTATTGATACTGCTGAGCGTAGAGACAGTGTTATTAAGCTTGCCAATCTTGTCAGCTATATTCCAAAAAGAAACATTGCTGGACAGGGCTACCTAAAAATATCTAGCATCAGCACTACACAGAACATCACTGACATCAATGGATTAAATCTTAGCAACCAAACTATTCTTTGGAATGACCCTGCTAATCCGAACTGGCTGGAACAATTCAATACTATTGTAAATGCTACGCTAGTTAATACTCAACGAATCGGTCGCCCCGCTAATATTTCTGAGTTAGCAGGTGTTAGTACTAGCGAATACACCATGCAGATTCCACCTAATGCATTGCCTATTGTTCCGTTTAATAGCACCATCGATGGTCAGACTATGAATTTTGAACTATGCAGTGTTTCAACTGTAGATTCAACTAGTGTATATGAAATTCCACCAGCACCAACTGGCAGATTCAATATGGTGTATCGCAATGACCAATTGGGCTTCGGCTCTGCTGAGACTGGATTCTTCTTCTACTTCAAACAGGGTAGTCTTCAGAATTACGATTTCACCTTGCAACAACAAATCAGTAATCAGAATATTCCTATTGATGTTCAGGGCGTAAACAACAGTGACACATGGTTATTCCAACTCAATGAAGATGGTACTAGAACACCTTGGAAGCAAGTAGAAAATGTATATGCAGACGCATATTTGCAAACTGAATTCTCAGACAGAAAGATTTTCTCAGTAGGTTCTCGCTTCAACGATCAAGTAACTTATACCTTTGGTGACGGAGTGTTCAGCCAGATTCCGGTCGGCAATTTCCGTGCATATGTAAGAGCGGGTAATGCGCTGACTTATGCAATTAGCCCTAGTGAGATGCAAGGCATCTCAGTCACCTTCACTTATATCAGCCGCGTAGGTAGAGCAGAACAAATTACATTTGGTCTTGAATTACCATTAACAGTTAACACTGCCCAAGCTCGTGAAACTCTTGCTAATATCAAACAACGTGCTCCTACTCGTTACTACACACAAAATCGTATGGTCAATGGCGAAGACTACAATAACTTCCCATACACTTTATATAGCTCTATCGTTAAGAGTAAAGCAATCAATCGTTCAAGCGTAGGCACTTCTAAGAATCTAGATTTACTTGACCCTACTGGTAAGTATTCCAGCACAAATAGTTTTGGTAGCGATGGCGCGCTATATCAAGACAACGCGGATGGCTTCTTGAATCTAACTATTAATAATACTAGTGACATTATTGCTTTCTTCACTGATACACTGTCAAATATATTGTCATTGAACAGAGCGACCCAGTATTATATTCAAAATTATACAAGATATCCTGTCAATGCAGCATCAGGTGACGGGACTGTTTATTGGAGAACAAGTACAGTAGACACCGGCACTGAATCAGGTTACTTCTATACAGTTACCGGTAGTTTAGAGCAACCACTAAGTGTTGGCATCTTCAACAGCCAAAACATGAAGTATGTAACAACCGGCGCTATCTGTAAGTTTATTGCACCTACTGGATTCTATTTCGATCTTGCTACTAACAGATTAGTTCAGGGTATTCCTCCTAGCCCCGAACAAACTTATATTTGGTCAACTATTCTTAATGTTGCAGGTGACGGTAGCAATAATGGCAACGGTAGTTTTGCTAATGGTGTTGGTCCTATTAAATTAAATGGGTATGTTCCCACCGATATACAGATTGCAGAGATAATTCCTGTATTCGGCAATGCGTTCCCGACAACGCTGATTCAAGAATGTTTATTCAGAATGGAATTGCAACAAGACTTTACATTAGTGTTTAATAATTCATTGATGATTAATCAAGATCGGTGGTCTATTTCCGGCTTTACTGATCCGAATTATTTTGTAAAGTTCACTAGCACTGGCGCAAATACATATAGCATTACTTACCGTTCATTGACATATTACTTTGGAAGTGTCGCTGATACTAGATTTACTTTTGCTAAAGATGAACTAGTATACGACCCCTTTAGTGGAAAAATCATTCAAGATTTTGTCAATATACTTTCTGTAAATACTCAGTTCGGAACAAATATTCCCTTAGGTCAAGACTTACAGGTAAATATTGTAGGACAGACAGTAGAGAGCGACGGGTACATTAACGATTTCCAAGTTGAAGTAGCTGCGACCGATGTTAACAATCGCCAATTAATTTTAAATCCAGACTTTTTTACTGAGGTTACTGGTTATAGCACAGGCTCATCTAATATTGGAAAATATGTATTTTTTAGAACGATACAAGATGCTATTAATTTATCTAGGCAGTATATTATTCCTAGTGCGGATGTAAATTATGCTTATGCAACAACATCTCAGATTGAAGTTGTAAAATATGATTATCCAGTAGGAACATTATTCTATGCATATGGTGAGAACAAGTTTTATAAAACTGTTCAAGACCAAACCATCATTACCCCGTTCTATTTGTTAGTAGAGCAAGACTCATATTCAGTTGAGACAGGTAGACAAGGATTGTCATACCAATATAGACATAACAGTAATAACACTACTAGAATTGATCCGGTAACAACTAATATTATTGACTTGTATTTGGTTACGCAAGCGTACTACACTGAATATACTAATTGGCTTGTGGATACAACTAATACTATTCCAGAACCGATACGCCCTTCTATCACTGAATTAAGCACTGAATACAGCGGTGTAAATAACTATAAGATGATGAGCGATGCAGTAATCATGAATAGTGTAGTCTTTAAACCATTGTTTGGACCTAAAGCAGTTCCTGCATTACGAGCAACAATTAAGGTAATCAAGAGTTCAAGTACAAATGCAAGTGATAGTGAAATTCGCAGCACAGTACTTGCAGCAATGAACAATTACTTCAGTATCAATAATTGGAACTTTGGAGATACATTCTACTTCTCAGAACTTAGTGCATTTTTACACACAACTTGCGGAGAGTTGATTAGTTCTGCTGTTCTTGTTCCTAATGACCCAACTATGAGCTTCGGAGATTTATATGAGATAAAATGTATGCCGTATGAGATTTTCGTAAATGCTGCAACTGCAAATGATGTAGTGGTAGTACCAGCCCTCACACCCGCTGAATTACAGGTAAGATAAGTATATACATGGCTAGAGTAAGAACATTAGATTTCCTTCCGGAAGTATTTCAAACACCAACCAACGCTGAATTTTTAGCAGCTACCCTTGACCAAATCGTCAATCCACCGAATACTACTCGTATCCAAGGATATGTTGGTAGTAGGTTTGGTTATGGAATAAACGCTACAGATAGGTATGTGCTAGAACCAACGAAGGTCCGCACAGATTACCAACTTGATCCAGGTGTTGTCTTTACGAAAACTAATGAACCAGTTGCAAAAGACTTCATTTCATATCCTGGCATTATTGATGCGTTAAAATTAGCGGGCGGAGCTACTGATAACAACAGTAGAATGTTTGAATCTGAGTTTTATTCATGGGACTCATTTATTGAACTTGACAAGCTAATCAACTTCAACGAATACTACTGGTTGCCATATGGTCCTCCCGCAGTAACAGTGGCGCAATCATTAATATACTCCAGAGCCGATTACAGAGTAACAGATAACCCTAATTCATACAGCATCGTAGAACTCGGTGCATCGGGTACTAATGCTAATCCAACTCTTACTCTATTGCGCGGCGGAACTTATACGTTTCTTGTAGACCAAGATTCTCAGTTTTGGATTCAGTCAGAGCCTGGCGTTACTGGGTTTTCTGCAAACTTCCCCAACATTCCTGTTCGTGACGTTTATGGCGTAGAAAACAACGGTGCTAATTTAGGTTTGGTTACATTTAATGTTCCGCAAAAAGATGCACAGAATGAATATATTCTTCCTGGTAAAAACCCAGTAGACTTGATTTCTACTCTACCATTCAGTGAAGTTAACGGTGTACAACTCAGTGCCTTAGGTAACATTGATGGTGTTACTGGATTAGAAGGACTACGTGTAGCATTCTATAACACCGGTGTTCCTAATGAAATAGGTTTTGTCTCACAATATTATAGTGAAGATAATTTTGATGTCAACAATAATCAGTATGTCCCGCCGCTAACTGTTACCATCACTAGCTGCAACACAACTACTCTTACTATCGCAACCGGTGACACATCAACCTTTACTGCTGGGCAGAGCATCACATTTGATACCCCTACAATTGGTGGATTAACTGACGGCCAAGTTTACTATGTTCGTGACATTGTAAGTCCAACTCAATTTACTATCAGCGATTACATTGACGGTCCAGTATTTGGTCTTGTCGCTGGTACAGGCACAATGACTGCAAACATCAATCAGGGCTTACTTGAAGAAGGCTTCTATACTAACGTTTCAGAAAACTACTATCGTATCACATATGTTGGTAACCCAGACTCACCTGTCCTTAGATTAGTTCCAGATGGAGTTATTCCTATTGGTGAAAACATCATTCCCATCTACGGTGAGCTTTGGTCTAACCGTCCCTTCTATCGTGACGTAAATGGTGTACTTAATCTACTCCCACAAATTACTGCCCCATCAGATATTCTTTATTATCAGGATAGTACAAACCCGAACAAGGTTGGTATTATTAGAATTGTTGAAAGTAATAATACTAACACATTAAATGTAGATGCTGACATTTTAACTCAAGCAAACTTTACCGCAACTAATGGTGTAGTATTTACTAATGGGCTTAAAGTAAGATTTAACGGTGATGTAATCCCTGCCAGTTACCTTGAGGGTGAATACTATGTTGAGGGTGTAGGCACTAGAATAGAACTAGTTCCAGTTGACTCATTAGTGTGTCCAGAAGCATTTACACAAGGCGGATTCATTCCGTGGGACACTGCTCCGTATGATATTGGCAATTTCGACATTGAACTTTTCATTCCAGTTGAACCAGACTACATCACTATTGCTAGAAATAGCATAAGCAAAAATGCATGGTCAAGAAGCAATCGCTGGTTCCACGTTAGTGTTATTAATGCAACAGCCGGTTATAATAATAATCCAAATATCTTAACTGAATATGCTAACAGTGATAACAAAGCTAGAAGACCTATCATTGAGTTTTATCCGAATCTTAAGTTATTCAACTCTGGATCACAAGGTAAAGCTGCGGTAGATTTTGTTGATACTCGTGCGACTGATGCACTATCAGATGTTGCCGGACTTAATGCTTACTACCCAGACGTAGAAGTATACACTTCTAATGGTGCAACTATCGATGCAGTCTCTATTACACCAGTAAGTGTCACTTCAACGATTGTTGGTCAGACTTACAAAATTGAAACTTTAGGCAACACCAACTGGAATACTTTTGCTGGCACGACCGGCGTTGACTATGTTGACGGAAACATTGTACGCTGTGCAGTTACAGGGACTGGCACAGGTACTGTCGTTAAATACTCAACTGATATTACTGTTGCAGAATCAGATATAACAGGCGCATTTCAAATCGGTATGTATTTGGGAGATACTGATGCAGTCCTCCCCGTAAACTCACAAGTTACAAACCTAACAGGCGCCGGTACAGGCACACTCACAATTACTGCTGCTTGGTTAACTGCAAACACAGTAAGTGCTGTTGTTAATGCATCTATTGTAGGAACCGATACTACTGTAAACAATTACGGACTGTTTACGGGTGCAAGAATTGTATTTGCGGCTGATACCGACGCTAATACTTTAAATAAAATTTATGTTGCTGAACTATCAACTATTACCCCGGGCGCAAAGCCAACCATTACTCTGTCATTAGCAGAAGACGGTGAAGTATTAGTTAATGAGCAAGTAGCAGTATTGCGCGGCTACAACTATCAGGGTGCGTCTTTCTACTATGATGGTTTTGAATGGTTAGAAGCGCAACTAAAGAGCAACGTAAACGAGCCGCCACTGTTTGATGTTTTTGATGACAATGGTATATCTTTTGGTAATTCTGATATCTACGGAAGTACAACGTTTAAAGGTTGTAAGCTTTTTGCGTATGGTATTAATGACACCACAATTGATGACCCAATCTTAGGTTTCCCGGTCCGCTACTCAGCTATCGATAACGTAGGTGACATCAGTTTCGATGTATCATTAAACTTAGACACCTTTAATTATGTTGCAGGTGGTGCTCCAATTACTCAAAAAGTCAATACCGGATATGTCTACAACTTTGCTAACCTAGTAACATTTACTAGAGAGTTAGGATGGCAAACTGCTGTTGCACCTAGTACCCAGTATCAAGCGTTTGACTTTCCCTATACTGCTGGCGTTACACCAAATTACTTTACATGCGACATCGCTAAGTTACCAGATTTAGCATTGGATGAACTTGGCTGGCCAAGAATTCAAGTATTCATTAATAACAGGTATCTGACTGAGGACGAGTATCAGGTCTATGGAACTAGCACCTCAACAGTAGTTATTTTGAATCAAGCGCCAGTAGTTGACACTGCAATACAAATTCTATTACTAAGTGACCAGGTAAGTAAAACTGCTTACTACACTATTCCTATCAACTTGAACAACAACCCGTTCAACACTGATTTGGAAACTGCGGATATCGGCGACATCAGATCACATTATCGTGATATCTTTATTAACGCACCTAATACAAGCGGCGAGATTTTTGGAAATAATAACTTTAGAGATTGCGGAGATTTAATATCTTACGGTACTAAAATTATTCAGAACAGTGCAAGTCTTGTTCTGCCAGGCACATTCCTTCGCAAACAGAACCATGATCTATTCTCTGCATTAATGTTTAACAGCCGCGAGTATATCAAATATAAGCAATTACTCGTTGATACTGTACAAAACAGCGAGTTCACACAACGTTATACTCCATCTGAAATGCTTGATGGAGCACTAGATCAAATCACCGCTGCTAAAAGTCAAGGCAATGCATTCTTTTGGTCAGACATGCTGCCAGGTAAGGCAGCATTCCGAACCAACACATATACTTTCGCAAATAGTCTAGACACCTCAATTTACCCATTGACTCGTGTATACAATTTTGAAACTGCAAATTATAATGGTGTATTAGTATATCTTTCTAGAACCGTTGACAACAACATTGTTCAGACACAGTTGACTAATGGCGTAGACTACACTATTAGTACAGATTCTCCGTCGCTCACTGTTACTTTGGATTTGATTGCTAACGATAAAATCACTATCAAAGAATATAATCAGACATACGGTTCATATGTGCCTAATACCCCAACTAAGTTGGGCCTGTATTCATCATTTCAACCTACCGTAGTACTAGATGCTGACTATAATACACCAACTTACTTTATCTTAGGGCACGATGGATCATACACTAAGTTGTACGGGGAATATATTCCTGAAACAAATACGTTGACGAATTTTGTTGACCAAGTATTACTAGAATTTGAAAAGAGAATTTATAACAACCTGAAGCTAGGTACTGAAGTCGTAATTAAGGATTACGAAGTTCTTCCTGGATTCTTCAGAGATTCAGATTATTCTTTGGAAGAGTGGCTGGCAATGTACACTCCTAATTTCTTAAATTGGATTGGACAGAATCGCTTAGACTACAAGACTCAGTTCTACAACAAGAATGATTTCTTTACATATAACTATACCAATAGCCAAGAAAAATTGACCCGTGAGCCAATTAAACAAGGCTACTGGCGCGGATTGTATGAATATTTCTACGACACCGTGACTCCAAACTCTACTCCTTGGCAGATGCTAGGATTCGCAGATGAGCCTACTTGGTGGCAAGAACGTTATGGTCCAGCTCCGTACACAAGTGACAACTTATTACTTTGGCAAGATTTAGAAATAGGCTTTGTGTGGAACAACACTGCAAGTTATGTTGTGCCAGAACTAGCTCGTCCTGGACTCACTCAAGTACTTCCCGTAGATTCAAACGGGGACATTGTGGCTCCCTGGACTAGTATTGTAGGAAACTATAACCCAAGCACATTCCAGAAAGACTGGAAGATCGGTGACATGGGTCCCGTAGAACTTAGCTATCGTCGTAGTTCTACTTGGCCGTTCGATCTTGTCAAGCTGTTTGCGTTAACTAAGCCTGCTGAATTCTATAATCTTGCAGTTGATTTAGACAATTACAAATACAATGTGGAATTCAACCAATATCTAGTAAACGACCGCAGCCACTTAATTATTAGTGATGTAGAAATCTATGGTAATGGTACTGCTAAAACCTCATACATCAACTGGATTGTTGATTATGAAAAACAATTAGGTATCGATGCAACTACTAATATCACTACTCTACTAGATAATTTAGATGTAAGACTAGTGTATCGTTTAGCAGGATATTCAGACAAGAACTTACTACAGTTCTACGTAGAAAAAGGTTCGCCAAACAGTAATAACGCAAGTTTGCTAATTCCAGATGAGAGCTACTCAGTACTACTATACGATAACCAACCATACGACAAATTAGCCTACAGTAGTGTAGTAATACAGTCTGTTGATGGCGGATACACTGTATACGGTAACTCACAAACATTTTCATATTTTACTGTAAAAGAACCTATCTATAACGGAAAGTGGGTTAACTATGATGTTACTGGAGTTACTACCCGCGTAGCAGAAGACTATGCTACTACTGATGTTTTAGTTCCATATGGAACTAAGTTCTATACTATCCAAGAAGTAGCACAGTTCTTAGCTAGTTACAGTGCCTGGACGCAGTCCAAAGGAATGATCTTCCAAGAAATAGAAAGTGGAATCGAAATTAATTGGCGCTTGATGATTCAAGAATTTATGTATTGGACTCAGACCGGCTGGGTAGAAGGTAGTGTTCTTACCCTCAATCCTGCGGCTACTGTTTTGGAAATTGATCAAGTAAGCACTATCGTACAACCTCTCACTGTTCAGAATCAAAACTTCATTCTGAATCAAAATCTGTACCCAGTACAGTTGAATAACATTTGCGTATTGAGAGATGGAACTAGATTTAGAGTTCACACGTTGAATCAAGGAGATGCATTCTCCTATGCTCAATTCAATTTGAGTAACTTTGAACATGGTATTGTTTTTAACAACGAAACTCTATTCAATGATACCATCTATAATTTAACTACTGGCTTACGTCAAAACAGAATCTATTTACGTGGTACTAAAACTGCTGAGTGGGACGGTACAGTCGATGCATGGGGCTTTGTATTAAATCAAGACAACGTAGTTGAATGGTCACGTGAACTCAAATACACCAAAGGTTCAATTGTCCTGTACAAGAACAAGTATTGGTCTGCACTAAAGATTGTTGAACCAAGTTCAGTGTTCAATGAACTAGAGTGGAAAGAAATTGATTACGCAGATATTCAAAAGGGCTTGTTACCAAACGCAAGTACTCGTGCGTATGAAAGCACCTTGTACTACGATATCAACAATGCAAATCTAGAGAATGATGCTGACCTATTGTCATACTCATTAATTGGATATCGTCCAAGAGACTATCTTGCACTTGCAGATTTGACCGACGTTACCCAAATCAATGTTTATCGAAACTTGATTCGTGATAAAGGTACACTGAATGCTGCTAATGCGTTTAAGGGTGCAAATCTTCCACAAGGTGGAATTGATTATACTCTGTATGAAAACTGGGCAATTTTGTCCGGTGAGTACGGTGGTCTACTAAACGATAATTTTGTAGAATTCAAGCTTGATCAGCCATCGCTGACCGGCAACCCATCAATCGTATCACTCAACAACGGAATTTATACTCCGGGCGCTCAACAAGAAGTTTCACTATACAGCCTGTTTAATTACGGAAGACTTCCTGAATCGCCAAATATCCTAAGCACCACAACAGAAACATATCCTGTTGCGCTGTATCCTAATGCAGGCTACGTGAATTTCAATGATGTTAAAATGGCATCTTACTATTACGCTGGTTTACCCTCAGCTATCAACCGCTCAGGCACTTATATTCCAGTAAATCAGTTTTATGTGCGTGATTATCTATGGCTTGCTAACTTTAAAGAAAAGTGGGCCGTGTATTCATGGAAGCCGATTGCAGAAGTAATTCAAGTAAGAGGCAACATTAACGATACTGCAACAATAACCTTTAGTAAGCCACATGGATTAAGCAAGCTTGATCCAATCGCAATTATTAATTTTGCTGACAATATTGACGGCTACTATATCGTGAGTGATATTGTAAATCTAACACAAATTATTATCAATCTTACTGCACCTACAGCACAGAACACTCCACTCATTGGACGAGGCTTAGGCATGAAGTTTGTCAATCAGAGAGTTGCAACTCCTGCTGACATTAAGGATCTAGATTTACTAGAAGCAGAATTCACAAAGAATACCGTTTGGGTAGACGAAAATACCGACGGTGGCTGGGCAGTCTATAGAAAGAATATCAACTATCAATTACAGACTGAGCTTTCTAGACCTATCTCAGAATTTGAAACCGGCTACGGTGTAACATTTGGTTCAAGTGTTGCTTACACTTCACAAGCAGGTTATCTAATCGGTGATGCTGGTGCAGGCAAAGTATATCGTTATGCAGTCAATCTATTGTCAGGTGATTTTAATGTTGTTGAAACATTAACTAACGGTACTTCGTTTGGTGCAAAGATTGTGTATGGACAAAATGTCTATGCTATCTCAGAACCAACAAGCGTTACTCCAGCAGTATACCTGTATATCATTAATAACTCAGTCGTTAGCGATGATATGACCGATAATACAACTCTTACTCCTGAGCCGTATCAGACAATTTTAGCTCCAGGCGGTGTAACTGATTGGGGTAGCCAACTAGCAATGTCAGATGACGCCAATTGGATTTATATTTCAGATGTTGACAACGATCAGGTTTACGTATATCGTAGACAGAACTTCTCACTAGATGCCGGATACTTTGTTCCAACAGAAACCTATATTATTACTTCTTTGGGTGACACTGATTTCACATTGATTGGCGCAGTAGAAAACAAAGTAGGTATTACGTTTGTTGCTACTGGCGCTGGAACAGGAACTGGTACAGCAACACAATCATCATATAAGTTTGCTACTATCATCGACGGCTCACTAGAAGTGGCTGCTGGTTCAAACTTTGGTTCTGCAATCGCAACAGACTATAAGGGCGACACTGTTATCATCGGTGCACCTAATGTTGACTACAGCACGACCGTTAATGATTGGGGTAAGGCTCTAGTCTATCAGCGCAGAATGCAGAATGTAGAAGTTCAGTATACATCAATTCCTAATGAACCGCAAGTATATTCTTTGGGTTGGAGTCCAACTAGTTTGGATGTGACTGTAACCTCAATCAGCGGAAATGAACTAGTGTGCGTAGACACAACCGGAATGGCCGTAAACGATCCGGTATTGTTTAGTGGTTCAGTGTTCTCAGGAAGTGATGTATCAGTAGGTGGCATCGTATATTACGTTGAAGATGTAGTTGACGCTACTCACTTTACCATCAAAACTAGCAGAAGCTCATCTACGGCAGTAACTATTAATAACTTTACCCCGAGCGTAGATGCAGCAACAGCAATTGTTCCTGGTCAGACATACAGAATTGTTTCTGTAGGTACTACTGACTTTACTGCAATCGGTGCATCTGCTAATACTGTAGGTGTAGTGTTTACTGCAACTACTGCTGGTACTGGTACAGGAACAGCAAGTAAAGTAATGATTGCAAATGTGCAAACCAATCCACTATATGTTTCGGTAAATGGAACATTGGTTGCAGACAATAACTATGCTATCGTGTCTGACGATCTATATTATGTCGGTTCAGTAAACGCCGGCGATATTGTCAATATAAGTGACAGTGGATTTGATTTCGTACAAGAAGTCAATTCTCAATTTAATGATAGACCAGGCATTCAATTCGGTTATGCATTAGATTGTGATACTCAGGGTGCAATGTTTGTAGCCGGCGCCCCTTACGAAATCAATAGCGACAACGTTGAGGGCGCTGCATATACGTATGTTAATGGCGGCGCAAGATACGGTGTTGTTATTGGTACTAACGAGTGCAATATTACCACTGACAGAAATCTATTACTTAACGGATATCTTGTCCCGCTAACAGCCGGTAACGCAACACTCGCTGCTCAAATCATTAATGGTACTAATATTACCAATGTTCAGGCAAGCGCAACAGCAGACAACAAGTTAATCATTCAAGTTATTAACACTGATCTATCCATATACAATGAGAAGTTACTGGTAGCTGCCGATTCTGCTACGCTAAGTGAATTGGGTATTGAGTTGTATACCAACACTCAGATTGTAACTATTCCTCATGTCTATGGTCAGTCACAGTTTGGTAAAGCAATCAAGTTTAATGACAGAGGTTCATTATTAGTCTCAGCTCCAGTTGGCACTAGATTTGCAGCAACTACCTTTGATTTTACCGACGATGAGAACCTAGACAACGACACTATATTTGATAATAACGCTACCCGTTTCATAGATGAGTATCCAAATGCAGGCGCAGTTTATATGTTCGATTATTTAGGAACATATAATGAAAATCTATTGAATTCCGGCAAGTTTGTTTACGCTCAAGCGGTAAACTATACTCAAACCGAATATGGATTTAATCCTTATTACGGTGAAGCAATCGAATTCAATGACAATGTTGTAATGGTCGGCGCACCTGACTTTATTCCCGCACAACAAGGTGGTCTAATTACTGTATTTGATAATGCATCTGGCATCAGTGACTGGTCAGAATTTAGACAATCTTCTCCAATAGTTGATGTCAATAAGATTCAGAATAGTCAAATCTTTAGTGCAGAGACAAACAATACTCTAGCAAATCTAGATTACATGGACCCTCTACAAGGCAAGTTGTTGGGCGTTGTTCGTGAGAACTTAGACTATGTTGCCGGTATTGACCCTGCGAAGTATAACTCAGACTTAGCAGATCAAACTGGATACAACTGGGGTTCGGAACAAGTCGGTCAACTTTGGTTCAATACTAATAATATACGATTCATGAACTACCATCAGAATGATGTAGTTTATAATTCTGAGTATTGGGGAACACTCTTCCCTGGATCAGACATTGCAGTGTATACATGGGTAGTCAGTAATGTTCCTCCCAATCAGTATCAGGGTCCCGGTATCCCGTTCAACACTAACCTATATTGTGTAGCAAGCACTATTAATGCTTCAGGTGTAGTTGTGCCTATCTATTATTTCTGGGCACGAAACACAAACGTAATCTCAGAGTATAGAGAAAAGACATTATCTGATTTTGTAATCGCCAACTATATTTCTAATCCCCGCGGTTCAGGCGTTGCTTACATGGCTCCTCTATTGCCTAATACGTTTGCTCTATACAATTGTTCATCGGTTATTAATGCTAATGATTCTGTATTCCATATCGGTTATGCAAACGGAACTTCAGATGACGTTGGTCACCAAGAGTTCACTTTGATTAGACAAAACTATCCTGATGACTTCTTACCTGGATTGCCCAATTCAGTCATTATGCACGGTAACAATACGAATGTCAATCAAAATGTCTACAACACTCAACTTCCTTCTGGGTTGTATGATAGAATGCTTGATTCATTGTCCGGATGTGATGAGGATGGTCAAGTAGTACCTAATCCATTCTTACCTAAAGCAGTTCAGTCAGGTGTGTTAGCTCGTCCAAGACAGAGCTTCTTCTTTGACAGATTTGATGCC